GCCGTGACCAGCACGTACAAGTTGGTCGACACGCCGCTCAGCGCGGTCTCGCCACTGCCCGCGCTGCGCGCCGCCAGGGTCGGCTTGGCGGGCTGGGCAACCGCGGACGACGCGTCGAAGAGGATTTCGTACTCCTCGGCCAGCATGGCTTTCTGGAGCATGAGCAGGTTAGCCAGGCCCGCGATGTCCTCGAAGCCCTGGCCGGCGAATTGCGCCAGCCAGGAGATCGACTCGCTCAGGCCGAAGAACTTGTACGGCACCGACATATCGGTGGCCGAGTGCCCCAGCGATGCAGGCAGGTTCAGTGGCCAGTTGCTGCCCAGTGTGCCACCGTTCAGCTCGCTCACTGCCACTCGCGCGGCCGCCGTGCCGGTGCCAGAGCCGGCGATCGAGGTGATGATCTTCGCCCTGCGGCTGGTGCCCTGCCCCGGAACACGTGGCAGCTTGTTGCGCAGAGGGCTGAAGACGGGATAGACGAGCCTCGCCGGCGCCACCAGGTCGAACGGCACGAACCCGGTGGCCAGCGGGCTCGTCAGGGTGATGTCCTTCTGCACGTCAGCCTGGAGACCGCCCAAGGCCACGCTCATGGCACTGGCGAACTCGGGCGCCAGGCCCTTCACGACGTTCTGCGGGGCCGCCAGAGACTTGCGCACGCTCTCGCGCATCGCCGTCTGGAACTTGGCCATCTCCGGCGCCAGCTTGTCGATGTCCCCCTCAGGGCGGCTCTTGCCCTGGGCATAGCCGATGCCCTTGAACAGATCGCTAGTCAGCGCGCTTCCCAGCGAGGCCGGAAGGTTGCTGGCAGGAAACTCATGCGCGACACGAAACGACACACTACCTCCTTACTCTTTTTGCCTTTGCACGCCCATCGCCTTGATGAGCTGTTCACTGGCCCACTGGCGCGTAGCAGGCTCGGGAGCCGTCGCTGCCAATTCGCGCAGAGCAGCAACGTAGCCCTGCTCTTCCGCGCTCATGGCGCCCGCGGCTGCCTTCTCTACCGACCTGCCGTCGCCCAGTGTGCCCCGAAACGGCGCCAGGGCAGGCGCAGGCGAAGCTTCCAGCTGGACAATGCGCTGGGTCAGGGCTGTGATCTCCGCTCGCAACGAGGCGACCTCTGCGCCGAAGGCTTCCTCAGCGGCCCTTCTGGCCCGCTTTTCCACCTCCGCGACCATCGCCTCCTGCTGCAGAGCAGGAGCATCCGCCTTGGCCGACTTGGGCACGTCCTGCTGATCCGCCGCCGTGTGCTCGCTCTGGGCGGGCATTTGCAACGTCGACAGCGGGCACTCATAGACGGCCATCAGGCTGTCGTGGAGCGCCGCCATCTTCTCGACTACCAGGCTACCGTCACCGTCTGACCGGCCACCTGCAAAGGAGGCCGCCGTGACCTCGGGGCCCTCCTTCGGAGCCTTGCTGCCTCCCTGGGCCTCAGGCCGCTGGTGTCCAGCTGCTAGAGCCGGCCGCCGGAATTGCTCTGGCCCCGGCACAGGAGCAGGATGGAGAGAAGCATCCGGGAAGCCCTTCCCAAACGCCTTGTGCAGCTGGGCGCGGGCTGCCAGCACCACCTCCTGCTCCAGCCCATTGGCCCCATCGGCGCTGGCGATGAAATCGCATAGGCGGCTGTAGATGTGGGCGAGCGCCTCCAGGTCGAGGGCATTCGCCCCTGTCCCCTCGTCGCCCTCCAGCGCCTCGCGCAGCAAACCGTACACGAGCTGGCGGGCGTTCGGCCCAAACACTGGGGCCAGGTCCCCCTTGGTTACGTCCGGATGGGCGAGCAGCACCTCGCCAAGGTCATAGGCGGGGCAGAGCAGGTCATGCAGGTACCCCAAAAACTGCGCTGACTTGGCCGTGTCCTTCTTCTCGCCCTCGCCATCCTTCCAGTCCTCAGGCACCAGGTCCATTTTGCCCAGAGCCTTCGCACGCTGGATGATGTGCTTCTTGACCGCTTCCGGGTCCTTCGCACGCCCAATGGCATGGATGGCATTCTTCAGGTCCTCTTCGTTCTCGATGGGATACGAGCCATCAGGCATGGCCTTTCCCTCTTTCGCCAGCCGCTCGCGCTCTTTGTCAGAGAACTCCCTCTTCGCCACATCGGGCGCCAGCGGCGTGGTATCCGCAACCCCCTCCATGTTCCCTCCTTCTGTGAACTCGATGCAGTCATCCGGCGCCCGCTTGGCGATGGTAAAGACCGCGCTGGGCAATGCTGGACGGTCAACCAGTGACACCTCTACAATCTGGCCGCCGACGATGCGCCCATTGGGAGCCTTGGCATCACGGACAATGCGCGCCTTCTTGACGCCGATGCTATAGCCCGTGTACACGCCCTCCTTTACCAGGCGGGCAGCCACCGGCTCCACGACCTTCGAGCGCAACATAAAGCCATCGCTGGCCTCCGACAGCTCGATACCCTTCCCTGCTGGGAGCAGGTTCGGTGAGTGCATCTGGCGAATGTTGGCGGCACTCCTGAACCAGTCTGCAAGCGCCTGACGCGCCCACTCGGGGTCGACCATCTGATCATCCAGGTCCAGGTCCGGGCCCGTGACCTTGCCGTATACGACGATCGACTCATCCGGGCCACGCTCCTTCGTGAGGAACGGAACGTACAGGCTCGCCTCGCCAGGCGCCCTCTCTACAATCTCGTATCTCATCCAACCTCCTGCGTCTTGCCCTCAGCCTCCTTCTGCCCTGCAATGCGATAGGACAGGGTGCACTTGCAGTAGGGCCCTCCCATACAGAGGTCTCCGAAGCCGCCCTCGCCTGGAAAACCCGGCAGAGTATCCAGCGTGTACTCGTGGCCATCGCGCGCCAGGCACAGTTCACAGTTATTGGGCGAGGGCGTGACATGCCAGGTAATGATCAGGTTTGCCGCGCCAGCGATGCGGCACATGGCAGCCGCCCTTCCGGCCTCGAAGGCAGCCGTCAGCGCCCCAGCGTAGAGCAACAGACGCTGCCGCACCTTTGCGTCCGTCCAGACCGCTGGGTTCGCCAGTACATCGCTGGCCAGGCCGTGCAGGAACGCCTCCTGGTAGCTGGCATGGCGCAGCCCCCGCGACAGGTCGGCTTCGGCAAGCTCGCCCCCTGGCTGCTCTAGCTGGTAGCCCTTCGCCATTGCTTTGCGCCAGGCGTCTTCGATGGCCTGGCGGCCACGCATTACGAAAGTCCCCTGCCAAGTAATGCCACGGCGCCGCAGTTCGGCGACTAGGGCCATGAGGGCGGCTACCAGCACCTCAGCATCTAGCCGCACGTGCTGTCGCTGCTGCATACTGCGCAGCGTGCCACGCACTTCGTCGAAACGGCCCTCGGCTGCTGCCTGTACCATCCAGGGCGACAGCCACTGCGCCTTGAAGCCGGACAGCGGCTTGCCGCGCCGCAGGTAGCGCCGTAGCTGGTCGAGTTCCATCAGGGCCTCACGCGTCCGGTCCGGCTCCTCGGATGACTCTGGGCCCGGCGCTACGGGCGTGGCTTCGCCCAGCCCGCTGTCTAGTTGTGGGGCCAGAGCCTTGGCCACAGGGTGCCCCATCTGCTCGTCGACCACGCTGGGCTGTAGCCGCTCGACGGGAAGGGGAGCCTCAGGACGCACGGGCGACAGCGGCACCCACCCCTGGCTCGTCTGAATGCCCGGCGTGCTGGTCTCGGGCAATCCGAACGGTTCCTCTCCGAGATGCTGGCGCCACTGGTCAATCGTGTATATACCGGACGTCACGTACGTCTTGCCCACTTCCGCTTCTTTTACCGGGTCTTGCTCTGCGCTCAGGCCCAGGAAGCGCCACTCCATGTCTTCCTGGCCCATCGTGTTCTGCAGGATGTAGGTGAATATCGAGTCAGCCAGCCACCTGCACAGAGGCCGCAGGGAATGCCTCAGTTCTGCGCGCTCCTGCCCTTCGACCATCCCCGCGCTGCCCAGACCGGTGGACTTGCCGCCAGGCAGGAGGCCAATCTCCATCGGCTTCACATCGAAGACCATGAGCACTTGCTCGGTGAGCCCATAGTCCGCCGTGGTCACCAGGTCTGCAGGGCGCATCTCCTTGATGCCGGCACTCGGCACAACCACATGCTTCCACTTCATCGCAGTATCGCCAGACATGGCGTTCAGCACGTCCTGCAGGGTGCGGCACTGCTGCGGAGTCCAGCCGGGGGGTGCCAGAACGAACACGCCGGGGATCGCGCCCTCGGTGAAGAACTGCAGCTGCCAGTTCTGCCGCTGCATCCCAACCCGGATGGGGAGAATTGCCTGCTCTACTGGGGGGAAGCCATACGGCGTGAAAGAACGCGTGACGTACGGGGCATACAGGAGCTGATCGCCTGTGTAGCTGCGGATGGCCTCCTTGTCGTCGGGCAGTTCGTCGCTGCCCAGGAGCAGAGTCATCATGTCCACACGCGGCACGCCGTACAGGAATTGCTGGTAGGCCACCGCCGGAGGGCGCGGCGTGGCGCCCGTTACGTCGATGATGGGCTTGATGGTTGTTCCGTCCAACAGGTCCACAGCCGCCAGGTCTGTACCGAATGGGCCACGGCCCGGCACGCGCGTCGGATGCAGGTAAAGGCTGACGGCATCCACGACGAACAGGTCTTCCAGCAGCGCATTGAACCAGGAGGCAAAGTTGTTGTAGTTCGGATCAGGCCGCTGCCAGAACTTCACTGCAATGTTCCTGCGTTCTCGCCAGTCGCGCATAACTGCGGAGTTTGGCTTGCCACCGCCCGCCGCGAGCATGGCCGCGTGAGCCGCACTGGTGGGCACGATATCCCAATCCATGCCCAGCAGTTCGTTCTTGCGCAGCTGGATACAGGTGCGCGCCACGCTGTATTCGTCTGCGTAACGGCGCAGCGTGGCAAAGTCGACCATCTTGATGCTGCCGGGTGGGCTCGGCAGGTTGTACCCGACGGGGTACTGCCACCGGCGTGGCAGCGGCTGCTGGCCCTCGGCCCGAGGTGCGTCGACGGCGAAAGGCCGCATAGGCTCCAGAGGCGCAAAGGCCCCCGCCACGAACTCCTCAACGGGGCGTGGCAGTCCTCCTGCCGCGGCGATGCCCGCGATGAACTGCTGGTACTGGGCCACCAGCGGGCTGAAACCCTGGGTTCCGACGGGCAAGGTCGCCGCCGTGGCCACCTGGGCCCCCGCCGCCTTGTATTGCTCAGCCAAGCACCGAACGAGAGACGGCCTCAACACCTAGCTCCTCTGCTCTCCCGTATCCGCCTCAACCTGCATGTCCTCAGGGAACACAACGCGCGTCCTGTCCCATCGCTCCCAGTACTCCACCTCCAGCCTCCTGCCAGAGGAGTCCAGGCGTACCCGCTTCACCCTTGGGCACATGCCCAGGTGGTAGCCGCCGCAATCGATGCAGACGGGCTGCTTGCGTAGCGCCTCGATGTCCTCTCGGCTGGCCCCCCTCTCCGCGCCCCACCTGGCCAGCCAAGCCGCCAGCACCCGGCACATCCGCCTTACCATCAGCGCTGGCCCCCCATAGGCCCGCCGCACCGCTCACAGGCAGCCAGGCCCCGGTGCTGCACGTGGCTGCACGACGGGCATATCACGTAGCCATAGATGGCTGCAATAGCGTCGGGCGAACTGCTCGCATCTAGCTCCATAACCGCATAGCGCAGAGCGTCCATCGCGTGATCGTTCACCTTCTGTGGCTCGTCCCGCGCACCCTCGCGGCCCTTCACCCAACAATAGCTCTCGAACTCTGCGATCGTATTCACACAGGAGGGCGACACGGTGAGCCGGGGCCTGCCGTCTCCCTGGCGCGCCAGGCGCGCCTTGACGCTCTGGATACCTGCGAACACGTCCCGGTTGGCTGCCTTGGCCGGCAGGCCAGCACCCACCATATCGGCAATCAGGCCGGGCGCCGACGGGTCGATGCAAATCGCCTGCGCCCGGTAAATCTCCACCATGCGCCGTGCTTCCTGTATCACCGTTGCCTGCAGCGCCTGCCGCTGGTAGAACTCTTCTATGACATGTGCGCGGCCATCGCCGTCTGTCCCCACTGCGAGCAGCACGGCCGGATTCGTGTAGCCCTCGTCGCAACCAATCACCACCTCGCGCCACGGCCCATCACGGTCCGCAACGTGCACCTCACGCGAGAACTCCTCGTAGACCAGGCCCTCGAAGGCAACGAACTGGCCGTCCAGCTCCTGCTGCGCAAAGGCGCCCTGATAGCTCGCTTCGAGCGACTTGACGAAAGCCGGGTCCAGGTACGGGTTGTCAGATGTCCGCGCAGTGAAGACGGTCAGCTGATCCCGGCAGCGCCAGAGCCAGTTACGGCCTCGCGGTGTGCTCGTCACCCATATCGGCCGCGCCTTGCCGCCGGCCCGCAGGCGGCCGATTACGATCTCCCATGTGCCCTCGGGGCAGAGTGCTGCCTCATCGATGTGCGCCCAGTCCAGGTTCGGGCCGCGCAGACGGTCCGGATTGTCAGCGGAGCGAAAGAGCACCTCTGCGCCGCCAATGCGCGCCAGGAATTCTCCCTTGTTAAAGCTCAGGATGGCGTCGCCGCAGACCTCCTGATAGGTGCGCCAGGTCGAGTCGCGCAGCATCGAGAACGTCGGCGCCACCACCATGCCCAGCCCGTAGTGACTGCAGTGCATGAGCGCCTTCACGGCCCCGGCGAAGCTCTTACCGGAGCCGATGCCGCCTATGAACGCCGTGCGCAGGTCAGGGCACTGCACAAAGTCATGCTGAATCGGATGGAGCCTGATCTCTCTTTTCATCCCGCACGATGTTGATCACCAGGGCCTGACCGTCTCGGCCAACGACTTCCTGGCGCACAGGCATGTCGAGGCCCATCAGCCGCGCCCGGCGCTCCATGATCCGCAACACACGATCGATGGCAGCAGGGTTGCCCTCCTTGGCCTGGGGCCAGAGCGCACACTGCAGTTCGTCCAGGCGCTGACACTCCAGCTTGCGCAGGTCTTCGATGCCCGCCTCGATGTAGCTGCGCTTCATTCCCGCCATAATGGCCTTACAGACGCTGGCGGGGTTCTTGTAGCCGAGAGCCTCAGCGATCTGTGCGTAGCTCTCGCCACGACAACGCCGCTCGATTGCCTCCACCTGGCGTTTGAACGCTTCCATGCGCCGTGGACTGGTGTTGCTTTCCCGCCTGCTGCCCTTGGGGTTCATTCGCCTCCTGTCACATGCGCGGTAAATAGAAAAAGCCCGGCAGCCCCTCTCTTGCGAGAGAGACCGCCGGGCGCTCATCTCCGGTCGCAGCATATTACGTTGGCTGTAGTATACTATGATTTTCTGGCTCCATCAAATTGTTTGTGCCACTTGCGTATCTCACCGCATCTTGGGCACTCAACCTCAATGAAGCCCGGTGCATCACGGATTAGGCTGGGCAAGGCCACGGAGTCAAAAACCAGCCGCAAATGGCCCTCGCTGCCTTCCACCCTCGCAAGCACCAGCCCGCACCGCCGGCACGTCCACGGCTTTGCGATGTTGTCTGTGTCGAGAGCTTCCGCCATTTCACCCTGCCCCCTCTGCCCATCCCCGATACTTCGCCTCAATGGCGCTCAGCGCATCGTCCTCGTTTCGCACTACCTCCGCATGCCCCACCCAACCGCGCAGCCAGCGCCGT